AGATAATTTTTGCAGAACCTTCCATGAGTTTAAGTTCACCAAAAGCAAAGCTGCAAGCAAAAGAAACATAGAAACGGATTCCTTCCAAGATATTGACATTAGCAATTGCCAGATAGAGTTTACGTTTTAGATCCTTCATAGTCCACTCCTTAGATGGAGAACCATCCCATTCAGAAGACCACATGTCACCCTCAGCCCAAGAACCAACTGCTTCTAGGAACTCATCATATGCCTTAGTAACAGACTTAGCACGTTTCAGAATCTGTGGTTCATTCAATGTAGTGTCCAACACAACAGAAGGATCGGGATATACATTCTTAATGATGTGTGTGTACGAACGAGAGTGAATCTGTTCCATGAATTGCCACACCCCCATAGCACCTTCTAATTCTGGAAGAGAACAATAGGGTGAGAATGCCATACCAGGACCACGGCCCTGCACAGAGTCTAGAAGAATCTGATACTTCAAGTTAGAAGTATAGATGTGTTGCTGTTGTGAATTAAGAGTCTTGTAATCTACTCTATCTTTTTGCAGAGATACCTCTTCGGGTCTCCAAAAATATCCAAGTTGGGTCTGAGTTAGTTTATCAAAATCAGGATACTTAAATTCAGCATATTGTTGCATACCAAGTGGTGCTCCGAAGAACATTGGTTGTTTTTTCGTGTCAACCTTCTTGCTGTTGAAGACTGTTACTCCCATTCTCTGCTCCGTAAGTTCCGTAATTTGAAATGTAATTTAAAAATGCATTGATCCTTGGAGAGAACTCCAAGGATTCACAGACAGCAAGGTAAGACTCAAAGTCTTCTTGCAATTCTGGACATAATGTGATGGTAACATCCTTAGACATTGCAGGCATCACACTCCCCTTCATCACCGCTCAGAATATCATCGACAAGACTATTAAGTTGTTGTTCTTTGTGGATTTCATCATCATCCTTTTTGTTGTCGTAAGTATTCTGATAGTAAGAAGTCTTCCACCCATACTTGTATGTTGTAAGTAAGTCTTGTGCCATAACAGACACAGGAATCTCATTGTCAGGGAAGTGTGTAGGATTATAAGACCAGTTACCACTAATCGCTTGATCAAAGAATTTTTGCATTACTGCAACGATCTTTACATATCCTTCGTTAGAAGGCATATCCCACAACAAAGTGTAGTTATTTTTTAAGGTGTTGTACTGTGGAACAATCTGTTTAAGAACCCCCTTCTTTGATTTTTTAGTGGACAAGTAGTCGCGAGGTGGTTCGATTCCATTGGTTGCATTTGACACAACGGAACTAGATTCTGATGGCATCTGTGCGGACAATGTTGAGTGCCTAAGTCCGTAGGTGGCGATAGATACTCGAAGACTTTCCCAATCATAACTATACTCAGGTGCTACAATTTCATCAACCTCCTTCTTATATGTATCGATAGGGAGGATTCCATCATGATACTTAGTACGTTCGTATCCATCACATGGACCTTTCTCCTGAGCAATTTGATTAGATGCTTTCAAAAGATTGTACTGGAATGATTCGGTCAGTTTATGAACTTCCCTGTGTGTATCTGAGGAGTCATACTTTAATCCCTTTTTAGCAAGGTAATGTGCCAAACCGATGTAACCAATGCCCAGAGAGCGCCGTGAGAGGGTGCTACGACGTGCTGCTTGGACAGGGTAGTCTTGATAGTCAATCAGTTCTTCAAGACCACGTACAGCAAGATCAGCAAGATCTTCCATCTCATCTAGATCACGTAGTTTACCTACATTGATAGCAGACAGAATGCAGAGAGCAATCTCACCTGCGTCATCATCAATATGGTCAATGGGATCGGTAGGTAGAGTGATCTCCTGACAGAGGTTACTCATGTTCACCTTATCCTTGAAGGATGAGTGTGAGTTGCAGTGGTCGATGTTCATGATATACAGACGACCAGTCTCTGCCCTCTCTTTGAGAAGACTTAGAAAGAGTTCCTGTGCCCCGACAGTCTTTCTTGGAACAGCATCATTGAGTTCATGCATCCGATATAGAGTGTCAAAGTCATCAGTACCAAAAGCATCATACAAACCTGGTACGTCATGCGGTGAGAATAAGCTAATCTCTCCATTCGCAATGAAACGTTCGTAGAAAAGTTTTGAAATTTGGATTGAGTAGTCAAGTTTCCTCACTCGATTGTCTTCTGTACCCTTATTGTTTTTCAGAACAAGGATATCTTCTATTTCTTGATGCCAGATGGGGAAGTGGACAGTTGCGCTTCCACCGCGTATGCCATTTTGAGTGCAGCATCTGACAGTGCTCTCAAATTTTTTGAGGAATGGGACAACACCTGTGTGCTGCACTTCTCCCCCTCGGATCTTAGCGTTGATGCCACGGATTCTGCCTGCGTTGATACCGATTCCCGCACGTTGAGCAACATAGTAGCCAATCGCCATGTCACTAGAAAAGATACTATCGAGGGTGTCATCGACATCAACAAGAACACAGCTAGCAAATTGTCGAAGTGGAGTTCGCACCCCTGCCATGATAGGTGTGGGAATGTTGATTTGGTGTTTGGAGATTGCGTTGTAGTATCTTCGGACATAATCAATCCTAGTGTCTTCTGGGTATCGTGCAAACAAAGTTGCTGCGATCAGCATATACATGAACTGGGGTGTCTCATGTACTTGACCACTGCTACGATCTTGTACCAAATATTTATCTGTAACCTGACGAAGGCCAGCATAGGTGAATAGATAATCACGATGATGATCAATGTATCCATCAATAACATCCCACTCATCTTCTGAGTAGTAGTTAATTAGATCGCGATCATATACACCAAGACTCACACCACGTTTTACCTGTTCATACACAGTAGGATGTCCTTCTGGGTGTCCATTATATACAGACTTCCGAAGACTGAATAGAAGCAAACGAGCGGCAACATACTGATAGTTAGGTGCATCAAGTGAGATCAAATCATTAGCAGACTTAATTAGAATCTCTTGAATATCTTCGGTAGCAATACCATCAAAGAACTGCAATTCTGCATTCATCTCTACCTGAGATTCTGACACGCCAGCAAGATCTTTACATGCATGTTCGACCATCACATGAATTTTGTTGATATCTAGACCTTCAACAATGCCGTCTCTTTTTACTACTGTGGTGCTCATACTTTTTTCCAGTCTGTTAGTTTAAGTTTTGCCTCTAAACCTTGATAGGTATTGTCTCTTATTATAGCACTAGGGTCAAGACCTGATAGTACCATATCATTGATATCTTTTTGCTTTACATTCTTAGGCCATATAACTACGGGGTCGTTGGTATTGATCGTTCTCTCAATTCTATCAACAATCTGTCGGTTCCTCGGTTCGTTGTCGAAGACCCAGACCCTAGATCGATAAGGTAGAGTGCTGTTGTCAACATCGCTACCACACATAGCGACAGCGTTGCTAATGAAAGTGGAGTCGAATGGTCCTTCTGTGACATAAACTGTTTGCTCAGGGTTGATTTGATCTTGACCGAATAGTTTCAAACGATCTTCAAACATCACGGTGATGTATCGTAACGTGCTTGTTGGTGCCAGAGATCTACCCTGGATACCAAACCAAATACCATCCTCACCAATGAGAGGGATAATAATTCTAGGTCTATCGTTTTGCAAGGAGTCAAACGTTTGCTTCTGGGTGTTAACCCATCGTTTGAATTTATCTGCATAATAAAAACATCCTAATTTCTCCTCATGGATCAAACGATCTAGCAGATATTTCTTTGCGAGATGTTCATTATTTAGGTCTTTGATATTGACCAAACCTGATGTAGGTTTCTTACTGAAATGTGGTTTACTACTAGGCACCACAAAGTTCTCTACTGTACTTGCTTTGCCAGTAGCATTGTTTCTATACTTCTCTAACTGATACTCTGAGTATGTGTTAGGATCCTGATCTTTCAGGAAGTTAGCAAGCGTTCTACCCATGCCACAGTTGTGACACTTGAAGACCATGCGTTGCTTCATGACAAAAAAGTATCCCCTCGCTTTGTTCTTGTGCTTAGAGGAGTCCCCACAGTAGGGGCATCTAAAATTATACAGTCCGTCTTTGACTTTCTTGAACTTGTCTAACCGCCAACTCATTCTGTTGACGTAAATCTCGTCCAGCATCAATCATGCCCAGTACCGTGGTACCTACCATAGCAGATGGATCATCAGGTGTCAATGACCTAAGCAGTCTTTGACCTGGCACACTAACCAGGAATGAGATCACAGCAAGACCACCAAAGATAGACCACATCTTTTTCTCCATCATCCTGAGTCTTTCATCTACAAGACGGATGTCTCTCTCACAACCTTTCTTGATTGTGTCTGTCTCTTTATTGAGGTCTGAATGAAGTCTATCTATTTTTTCAAATAGAATTCCATCGACTTCACTTTGCTTTGCTATCTTTTCATTATGAACAGCAAGTAGTTGACCCATCTTTACAGAATTATCCTGTAACGAATCAACTACTCTTTCCAATCTTTCTAGAATGGCGGAGTTAATGTCTGACATAATTAGTGTCCTAGTGCTTGTTGACGTTTATCCCAATAGAATTTAATAACTTGATTAGGATAAAGTCTGGTTACCTTAAACTTCTTCGCCATTTCTGGACGATAGATCTTTCTCAGTTCAATTTTAATTTGCGATTCCGACTTCCCATATAAAATGAAGTCAGTCTGTCCGTCATCAAATGCCACTCTAAATGGAAGATAGTTCTTATCCACATTCTCAGTTGTCAGCATCTGGTCCACACTCTTCTCAAACTTACGCTTCTTTACCTTACGCCTAGTAAGACGTGTGAGTCCAGGAGGTTCATGAGATGGTGGTAATGCAGTTTCAGCACCAGTGCCAACTGAATTAGTAGGAGCGTCTTCGTTAATCACAGGTCATCCAATAACTGTTTTGCTAGATCATCTATATCAACATGTTCAAAACATCCTTCACCCGTAGTAGGGTATCTGTTGATATAAATTAGAAAGGTTTTAAGGACTGACCAGTATTCCCTTTCTAGTTTATACATTAGTAAAGGTAATGTTCCATCACCAAACACATTATATAGTATAATTAAATGATTCAATATTAGATTGGTTCGGAGAACCCCCGTGGATACATATCGTTTAAGTAACCGTTTAAGGTACTTAAACTTCTTCATGTCTTCCATGAAGTCATCAACAGTTACTGAATGGGGGTTCTCATAATACTTGATGGCAAACATCAAGTGATTAGATTCGTTTAGTTCATCAAATCTCATAACAAAGTTATATCATCAAGTACCGAATGTCAGGGTCGCTGCGCCATCGGTGATGACTTCTTCCGTTCCACCTGCTGAGGTAATCTTGACGCGATACTTATAACCGTCCAGAGTGTCAGCAGCGAGGCCACTGTAAGCAAGAGTTGCGGTCGTGAAGTCTGCATAAGTTACACCAGTGTCAAGAGAGGCAGTGACGTTGGTCCAACGCTTGCCAGTTGTTGTCTGACGCTGCCAGACATATACAAGAGCACCAGGTGTTCCTGTGGTAGTAGTGGTAAGAGTAAACGTACCCGCACCAGAGGAGGATGTGGAAGCAGCAGGTTGAACTGTAACGGTCACAGCAGATGCTACGTCAGCAACGATGGTGTCATCAGCGTCGTCACCAGCAGCGCCAGCAGCAGCATGGACGAATGCAAGGCATTCAGATTTATGCTTAGTGTCACCAGCAGCAGTGGTGAATGTGCGATACTGCCACCAACCAGGACCAGTAATACCGCGAGACTTGTTCTCTGCGAGCAGCATCTCGGTGGTGTCAACGAACACCAGGTCGTAGGAGTTGCTATCACCACCCTTAATCACAAACTCAGCAACTGCCTTAGGGGGAGTTCTGCGTACAGCAGCGGCGGCAGCAATGGTTGCTGTGCTTCCTGCATATGCTTTGTGCAATTCCAGAGCAGTTGCACTAGTAACTTGCTTAACAATGTAAGCAACGCCTGAAATTTCTAGCACATCGCCAACAACAACTAGGTTGTCAGATGCATTAGTGAAGTCGCCAGCAGTAGTAACAGTGGCATCGCCATTAGTAACGGCAACATCAGTGCCCATTGCCTTGGCGTCTAGTTTTCCAAATACAGCCATGTCTCTTGAATTCCTGAAAGGTCGTGTGTCTTATGAATTATTTATAAAAAAGGAGACCGACCCATTTGGATCAGTCTCGAAGTGTCATCGTGCTTGGATTGCAGATGCAACCTTAGCAAGTAGTTCATCATCGGCAGTAGTCTTGGTCAACTTAACTGCTTTACCTAGAATAAGCAAACAAATATCAATTAGTTTCTCACCAAGTTCTGCATCATCGGGAATCTTAGCAACAGCAGCATCAATAACTTTGGATGCCAAAGGAAGTAGGAAGGACATAATAGATCACACAAACTATACTATATATGTTTCTAGTCTGCTGTAAACTTCCTATCCTTCATGTATCCCCACTTTCCTTTATGGAGAGCACGGACACCTTTACTAGTTTTAGTAGGAGCATCGTCATCCTTTTTCACAAAATCTTTATAACGCTTGCCATATTTCATGCGAGCGTCTTGTTCTTTGTGCTTCTTTTCAGACTCTGCTCTCTTCTCCATATATTTCTTGTCGCCAAGAAGAGAAGATTTCAGTTCGCTAATCACTTTACACTCTTACCAGAACGCTTAGCATCATGGTCCTGAGTCATCTGCATCATCTTCTGCTTCATACGTTCCTTACTCTTTGCCTTAGACTCAGAGTCATCAACTGATGATTTTGCAGGTGCTTCACATTCTTCCTTTTTAACGGCAACATCTTGACCAGGTTCATACCACTTGCCGTCACCATCAGAATCCTGCCAACGCTTACCTGCCTTGGCGGCCTTGATGTTCTTTGCTTTCTTCTTAGCAGATTCTCTAAGAGATTCTACCTCCGAGCGAACAATTTTTCTTAGTGATTCAGACATGAGATCTTCTTTTTTAGGATTGATAATTACGTTACCTTTCTTCTGAGTGGTAGTAATATTTTGTTTTACTTGGGAGTCCTTCATTGGTCTAGACCCATACTATCGCGCCATGAATATGTAGTCTCTTCACCCATGCGTCTTGCTACGCCACGAGCACCACGAGAAACCGAACGTGCCACGCCGCCCACAACTTTCTTGATACCAGACTTGATCTTGTCACGCAGTCTAGTACGTGGTTCACTACTGGATGAACTAGTAGAACCACCACTATTGTTGCTAGTAGAACCAGAGGAGACTGACGAGGTAGAACTACTACCACTAGATCCTTGGGATCCACGCTCATAACCTTTCTTGAAGTTACTAGCAGCACCCTTAGCAGCACGACCAGCAGCGCCAGCAGCATAACCAGCACCCTTAGATGCAGCAGCACCTGCCGTCTTCAAACCTTTCTTAACAACAGAACCAGCAGACTTCAATGCTGCTTTCATCTTCTCGCGTCGTGCTCCAACCTCAGGTTTTGCCTCAGGTTTCTTATCACCAAGACGCTTACGTGCCTCAGCACCAGCATCCCTACCAGCACTCTGACCTTCACCAGAAGCAGCAGATGCTTTGTCCTTCAATCGAAGAGCATTAACCTTAGCAGGACTGGTAACCTCAGTCAGCAGTTCGATATCATCAAGGATAGCAAAGGTTTCATGGAGATCATCAATGTCGAGTTCGTTAAGTGCCTCTACACAGATGTCATGCAGTTCTTCAAATGTATAATCATCGAATGCTTCATCAAGAATAATCTCGTTGACGAGTGCATCAAATTCTTCGTTCTTTGCTTTAAGGTTTGCCTTACGGTATGCAATATCAGCACGGGTGCCTCTGTCCATCTTGCCCTGGTTCTTCTGACGCTCACCTGGCTTAGCAGGTTTACCGACACCCTTAAAGGAGCGGTGTGAGTATGCAGCACCACTGTGCTTGCTGTCACCAGAGATCATCTTGCCACCGTCAGAGCGACTGTCCTGATACTCTTTCTCAGACTGACCGTGCTTACCCTTGTAGAGTTCGTCTAGTTCTTCTTCTTTGACACAGTTAGGAACTTCCTTACCGCCCTTCTTCTTTGTGCCCTTTGCACTGTAACCATCCCAGCAAGAATCAGCACCAACGTTCTTACGTGCTGCCTTCATACCTTCGACCATCTGTTGATGCAGATCATCGATATCAATATGCTCCCTCTGCATATTCAAACCAATGTCTTCGGGTGCCTTAGCAGTCTTCTCGCCTTTCTTACCTACAACAGAATAACGACCATCAGCTTTCTTACCTGTGATGACCATTGACTGACCACCTTGTGAGATCACTCTACCAATATTACGATCATCTTTGAACTTACCTTTGTTCTTAGTGATGAGTTCTTTCTCGATGGGGAACCCAGCGTATCCTTCTACGACTTCTTCGTGTGAGTCGATAATCTCTTCGACTGTGGTAACTGCGGATCGAAGACGAGCGGTGGGTGCCTGCTTACCTTCCTTCACGCAGTCGAGAATTGTGCGCTGTTCCAACAGGGTGAACCCCATTAGTGCAGCACTAACCTTGATATCCAGCATTGATCTAGGGAAAAGTATAGAATTATTTATTCTTAATAGACTTTTGGTTTTTAACAAACTCACTAAACTTCTTAGTTGCCTGTCCAGGAGTCATCTGTTGAACAGCAATTCTATACTCATCAGTACCTGCTTTCCAAGTGTTACCACTACCATCATCGGCAGAATAGTTAGACTGATCCTCAGTTTCGGTGATCTGAGTACAGTGTTGCAACCATGCTTTTTGTTCGTTCTGATAGTTATCTCGGAACACAATGTAGTTAGGACCACGGTGTACAACTTCACCACGGATACCAGTGTCATCATGCTCAACAATAGCACCAACCTTAAAGATATGGTTGAGCATATAGTAGTCACGGAATGTATCATAGTCTAGTTTAGGAGCATACTCCCAGACAGATTCCTTGACTGTTGCTGCTTTCTCTTTCTTTGCAGGTGCTTTCTTCTTCTTCTCAGGTGGTTTCATACCATCGATGACGTGCTGCATCATCTCCTTAGACTTCTTATATCCACCTGTACCAGCATGGAAGTCATCGTGCTTACCACTCTGAGCATGTTTTCTCATATCACTAGCAGAAAGTTTCTCAACAGGATCTTCACTGTCAGGGTTACGAGCACCAGCAGATTTGATATTGATAGACTTAAAGGTGTAATGCTTACCATTGTACTTCTGTGTCAAGTTCTCAAACTCTTTGACACGATCATCACCAACAACCATAGTGACATGCTCATGACCCTCATCGTGTAGGTCACGAAGGATGTCAAAGATGTTTCTATGCTGCTCAGAGTTCTGAATAGCATCCTTATGACCCTTGAACATGCCACGCATGTGTTCAATCTTCTGCTCAGGGTGCAGAGGATTCTTCTTATGATCCTGAGTACGTGAGGGATAGATACGATAGTTACCAGAGTCACCAGCATGTGACTTGACAGCATCCATCAACTTACCATGACCAGCATGGGGAGGGTTGAACCTACCGAAAGTAATAGCAACATGCTTGTCGATTACTTCATTCTTCTTCTTAGAAGATGATGCTTTCTTAGCAACAGCGGCTGCTGCTTCGATAATGAACTGACGAAATCTCATTTGCCCCAATCTTTTGCTACGGTGAAGTTTGCACGAGAGAATTCAAGTCTATCAACAAGTTTGACTGCCGTGCCATCCTTGATGGCCACAAATCCTTCTGGACTAGTGACCTTGTATCCTTTCTCATCTTCTAGAAATGTACCAACACCCTCAATTTTTTTGAGGCGGTTGATGATCTGTTCCTTAGCGTTAATGAGATTCATAAATCCTCCCAAGGCGCGATAGATTTCAGACTTATTAGTATTTAGGTATTTAATTGCTTCTTCTTTTTTCTCTGCCCAGTTTGCCTTTGCCTTTGCTGTCTTCACACCTGCTTCTTTCTCTGCATATCTAGTCTCAACAAAGGTCTTGAACCCATTTAACATCTGTCCTGAACTAGTAGGCATATTACCCGACTTGATCACTTGGTTGAAATAAATCTTAAACAAAGCAGCAGG